ATGTTATGGGTGAATACTATGACTGGTATGATAAAAACCCTGAAGAGTCAAAATCATTAACGGTTCAATTTTCCAAACTAACAAAGGTTAGACAAATTATTGCTGATGAAAAGATTATTCAAACAATTGAGATTGCGGAAAATATTATTGAACAAGGTAAAAAAGTAATCATCTTTTGTAATTTTACCGATTCATTAAATAAAATTGTTGAACATTTTGGTAAATCCGCAGTTAAACTTGATGGTTCTATGTCGCAACCACAAAGACAATATAGTGTTGACCAGTTCCAAGAAAACGAAAAAATAAAAGTCTTTGTTGGAAATATTCGTGCCGCAGGAACAGGAATCACATTAACTGCTGGTGAAGCGGTAATATTTAATGACCTATCATTTCTACCATCAGACCACGCACAAGCGGAAGATAGAAGTTATAGATATGGTCAAAAAAATAATGTCTTAGTTTATTACCCTATTTTTGAAAACAGCATTGAGGGAATTATCTATGACATTTTAAATAATAAAAAACAAGTGATTGCGACTGTCATGGGAGACAATCAAAATCCTGCCGATGCTGCGGAAGAAATTCTAAAAAGAATTAATCATTTGAGAAAATAACGAAATACGGATTATTTATTAGAAAATGAATAATTAAATTATATGAAAAAAACACAAGAGAAAATCCAACAACTTGAGTCACAAATACTTGAATCACAAGTTACAAAAGAAAAAGAGTTGTTAATCACAGAAATGAAAAAAATAGGGATAGAAAAATTACCTTACGCCTATTCAGCCTTGAAGACATTTATTGACGCAGAGACAATGAACTTCCACTACAATAAACATTACAAAGGTTATGTAGACAAATTAAACGCCGCATTATCAAAAAAGAAATATGGTGATTTAGATTTGGAAAAAATAATTAAAACAATCAGCCGTTTCGACAAAACTATCAGAAATAACGCCGGTGGAGCGTTTAACCACGCGTTGTTTTGGAATATGTTGACACCTGAACCAAAAAAATTGGATGGTGAACTTTATAAAAAGATTACCAAACAATGGGGAACTTTTAGTAATTTCAAAAAAGAATTTGAAAAACAAGCCAAAGAACGATTCGGGTCCGGATGGGTATGGTTGGTTTTAACATCCAAAAATACTTTAAAGATTATGTCTACTCCAAATCAAGACAATCCATTAATGAATGTAATTGAAGGTGGTGGATTCCCATTACTAGGTTTAGACTTATGGGAACACGCATACTACCTAAAGTATAAAAATAAAAGAGATGAATACATCACAAACTTTTGGAAAGTTGTTAATTGGGATTTTGTTAGTAAGATGTATGAAATGAAAACAAAAACAAAATTAATTGAATCCAAAACTAAAAAATCTGTTTTGTTTGAAGGTCGTTCAGATTATATAAGAATGTGTACAGAGGAAGATAACGAATTTTTCCAAGACCTACTTAGTAGAAATGAAATAAGTTCAACCTATGGTAAAGGGATTTACCAAGCGTTATTTAAAGTTCCTTGGTTGGAATTCAGAAAAAAAGATTTATCAATCAACAGAATGCAAGGGTTTTATAAAGATGGTGAAAGACACAATATTAGTTACTTAGCAGGAAACCATAGGGCTTTTTGTATGATTGTTAAAAGTGTTAATGAAATATTAAAACAAACCGGACAACCTAAAATATTACTCAAAGATAAATCTTCAGAAGAACAAGTAGAAGGGGTTAAAAAATTGATAGATATTTTAATTAAAAACGCGCCAAAAATATTTGACGAAAACAATCCATTTTTTCAAGCAATCATGGCAAACCTAGGACAGAGTATTGTAAAGGGAGAAAAGGTTGAAAAAGTTAGTGAAATAAGATTGTCTAAAAAATTTGGTCAAGATAATGTCAAAATAGAAAGTGGTTTTGGTTTGGACACAGATGCGTCCGAAGGGTTAGATGGCTCTATTAAAATTGACGGTCGTATATACAAATGTCAAATAAAACCTTATAAAACTTCTTTTATTGAAGATGGTAAACTTGTTGTGTTGACCAGCAGCACTGTTAGTGATTATAAAGTAGATTTTATGATATTCTCAAACGCACAAAATACTTTAGTAGTAAAAAACCAAAATACTGAATTAGGGATTAACTCATATGTGTTCCCATCTGAAGATTTGATTTATAAATTAACTTGATATTTATATATAAAATAACATACTATGTCAGTTATTCCAGAGCCGGAAAGGTCAAAAATTTATACAAGAGTTAAACATTTATTAGGTGCACCAATTAGAAGTGTTGAGATTGAAGATGAAATGATGGATTCGTTGATGGAACTATCTATCCAAGATTATGAACAATACGTCTTAAATTGGTTGATTGATAGTCAATGGGTTAACTTAGTTAATTTAAACATGACTGAAAAATCTGTTGCGAACGCATTAATTACTCGAACAATGGATTTTGAACAACAATTTTCATATTCCTATTCAAAAATTGTTGGTCTTCAAACTCAAGGTCCTTGGGTTTTAAAGAAAGACTATATTATACTTGAACGAGATAAACAAGATTATGAAATACCTGCAGGTCGTGAAATTAATGAAGTTTTATGGTTTAGTAATCAACCTATGACTGCGTTTGGTATTGGTGGTATTGGTGGTTTTGGTGGTGTTGGTTTAGGTGCCAGTGAAGCGGGATTTGCTCAAATGGGGTATCAAGGTTCATATTTTATGATGTCAGGATTTGACTATCTAATTAGAATGCAACAATCAAACATCATGAATAGAATTCTTGGTGGTTCACTTACTTATAGAATTACGGGATTACCTGATGGAAAGAAAAACTTACAACTTTATAATGCTCCGGGTAACAACTTTAATTTTAGTCAATATAGTAGTTATGTTGGTAAAGCGGTTTGGTATTGGTATTATGACGTAACACCTGATAGTAGAGCGGATTGTTTAAAGAACAATCCTGATGTTATTAAATTACCAAGTGATGTTCCACTTGAGGAATTAACTTGGTCTGATTTGAATGTTCCTGCGAAACAATGGGTTAGAAGATGGTTTACTGCTTACGTCAAAGAAACATTGGGTAGAGTGAGAGGAAAATATAGTGGTAATTTAAAAACACCTGATTCCGAAATCACGATGGATTATACAAGCTTATTAACTGAGGGTAAAGATGAGAAAACAAAATTGATGGAAGAACTCACCGGTCCTGAAGGTTGGTTAACAAGATTAAGACCTGAGAAAGTTATGGAAAAAGAAGCCTTACTTGCGGAGAACTTAAATAAACAAATGAAGTTCAGGGCAATGCCTCGTCAAATATATGTAATTTAATTTATGGGAATTTTAAGAACAATACCTTCTAAAAGATTTATTAACGGAGAATTTATTGAAACCTCTGAGGTTGCAGTAATATCCGAGAGTGAATATAAAACAAATGGAGAAGGGTGTATAGTGGTTAGAAGTGTTGCGAAATCGGTAGTAATATTGGACTCAACAACTACAGACCACATCGTAGTTAAATCAATGACCGATGTCACAATAAAACCCGATGTGGGTAAAATAGATGAGGAATTTGATGAAGTAGTTGCCGACAAATACGCTTGTATTGAATTTAGATTTTGTGCAGGTAACTGGTATATTATCAGTTCGGACGGTTTAAAAAATTCGTAACTTATTTAATATGTTCTTCCCATCCTTCTTCAGCTAACTCATAAATGTAATCAGAAGACAATTCTCTTTTCTCCCAATATTTAATTTCCGCATCGGATAATGTTAATAAATCCTCAATACTATCTTGGTCTCCATCACCTAAAGGATATCCGTTAATTAACTCACATTGTGCGGTTGTAAATATACCTCTTTTTTCCGGTTCATTAACAATTAAATTATTTCTAACCTCATCTTGAAACACGACCATAAGAGGTTCGATTCTTTTGTTAAATGTGGTTATTGCTCTTGGAACATTATATTCGCCCGTTAAATTAGGGTTGTTATCCAATATGTCTTTATCCAACATATAACAATTTATTTGAACCCCATCATTCTTCTTCTGTACGTCACCATGAGAGGATTTAAGCCCGTTATTAACATACATTATTACATCACCTAAACTAACTTTTAAGTTATTTTGGATTGCTAATTCTAAGTGTGCCATGCGTGACATACTATTACCCGCCTTGGTTTTAGTGTTTAATCTTTTTTTATAGTCTTCGATTGTTAATTTGACTTTAGCTCTTTGAGCAATCTTACTTAAAGGAATTTGTTTATCATAAATCTTTTGTAAGTATTCATAATAATATTCTACAAACGATTTACCATCACCATCCAATAACATCTTAATACCTTTATCTAAAAATTCTTCAATATACAACGGAAGTTTTTTTGATTTAATACTATTACCCGTCAATTTGATTTTTCCATTATGTTCCATAGTCGCATAATTCTTTCTTGCCAAATTAATACACGAAACCCAAGTCCCATCACAATCAAGACCCATGGCACCTTTCATAAACATATCGTTATATTCCGCAACATCCGCATCATAACCAGTATACACCTTATCTTTCTCAACCAACCAATTATTTCCTTTACCAACATATCTTCTATCTTCAACACCTCCCACAGGTAAAGAAAAGTTCATACCGTCAGTGTCACAAACAAGAGGAGTATAACCTCTTTTTTTGAAGAAATATAACATTTGTCTTAGGTATTGTCTCCCGGTTGTGGTAATTTGTTCTCCCATATACATATCCCCCCAATGAAAAACTTGAGGTGCAGACAACGCGCCAAACATTGAGTTAATGAATATCTTAATAGGTAATTGCTTATTACCATATGACTCCGATTTCTTTTTATCGATATTTTTATATTCTGACGCTAAGTTTTTATACTTAATACGAGTGTTACGGAAGTAAGTTAACATCCCTTTCATCGCTCCGGTAACATCACAATCAGGGAAAACATCGTGAACCAACTGAATTGATGGGTATAGAGACGAGAAGTCAAGTTTGAGAACATCTTTGGAATAACCCACTTTAAGTAATCTCGAAAGACCTCCCACAAAGTCTGTCTTACCTTGTTTCGCTGGGATTGCCAATCCGTGTTTATACGACCAAGCCATCATTAACATTTTCCAGAGTGTTGCGGTTCCCATAGTAGAAACTCTCTCGTAGGTTGTTGGAATCATCGCGGCAAGTAGGAATGAACCTTGATTAAACTCTTGGTCAACTTTTAAGGTTTCATCCAAGTCATCGTCGAGATATCTCTCCACAAGGTTATCTCCGGTTGTTTTGATATAAACATCTTTTCTACCTTCACATATCTCATCAATCTTCGGGTCTTGTCCCACTTTTCTGTAATTACCATTTTGGGTATTTAACCAATATTCCTCTTTCTTTACATAGAATGGCCCAATATCCAAGTGGTCAATATACACCCGGCTTGGAGATTCTGCGCTGATAAATTTGGTTATATACTTCAAACCCGCAGCCTTGATACTTGAGTTGATTGCTTGAGCCCTACGAACCGCATGAATAATATCGATTACATTGTAACCCCAAATTGAAGTCTGAGTAAAATTCTCAACTTCATTTGCTAATTTCAACATACCATCTTTTCTTGTGAATGAATGGTCGGGGTGTAATGACCTACATATTTTCTTAGGGTCAATTCCCAAGATATTACATCTTTCAAATATCCAATGCCAGTCGAAGTTTGCGGAGTTATAACCTCCGATGATGCTTGGTTTAAGTTCGTTGATTACCTTGAAAAACTCAATGATGGAATTCTTTTCTTCATTCTCATCCATACACTCAATAACTCGGTGGTATCCTTTATTGGTTTTGATTCCAATCATGAATATACGACCATCCTTTGGTTCAAGAGAGGTCGTCTCTAAGTCGAATACAAGACGGGTAACCTCATCGTAGTTCTCAAATCCTTTAAAAAGTCTCTTTTCTTTGGAAATTAAGTATTGTTCTACTGGAGGTAAAATCATAACCCTATCTTTGGTCTTTTCACCCCACGGGTCACAACCACCCTCTCTAAAAAATTGAATGAGTTCTCGGTAACCTTTAAGAGATTTAACGATGTAGGTTAATCCTTTTTCTAATCTCTCGTTACCATGTGTTTCTAATTTTTCGATAACAATACCATGTTTGGTCATTGCTTCTTTCTGAGTACCTTTGGAGTCATTGTAGAATTTAATTCCACGCAAATCTCCAACCCATGCGAATGGGGTAAATGTGTCTTTACGGATTTCTTTTCCTTTTCCGGGGATTTCTTTAATTTTGTAGATACAATTTTCACGATAATCGTATTCTATCGCTACAATAAATTCTTCAGGGTCATTACCATGTAAGAATGCTTCTATTTCTTCGTTTGATATCATATTTTATAATTTTGAGTGGTTCATTAGCTTTCACACCATCGTGAAATTCACCTTACTCTCTAAATATAAAATAAAATTTTTAGTAATCAAACTAACAACAAGCAGTTTCTGAAATAAAACTTGGTTGAATATTAATGTATAAATTTTCCCTAATTGGTAGTATTAAATTTCCCTCGTCATTTTTTATTAATACTTGTCCTTCATACCT